GCAGGACTCAGGCGTATTTTATATGAGCCTTTTTGATCGACTAAAAAAGCTAGCCGGTTTTGGAACGCCGAAACCGCAAGCCGCCTGGGACGCTTACCGGCGGCAACGCTTGGTGGAAGGCGGAGTGTGGGGGGAACCGTGGTGGCGTAATCACACGCAAAGCATTTCCCGTGAGCTCACTGTTGGCGAATGGCGCACCGTCAACAGTGCAGCACGGAAACTTTACTGGAACAACGGCATGGTCAACGCCGCCATTGACCAGAAGTCCATGCTGTCCGTAGGGATGGCAATGCGGCCGATCTTTGTGGGCGCCGACAAAGAGTGGGGAAAGCAGGCCGAGGCCGTGTTGCTGGATTGGTTTCAGATTGCCTATCTCGACGGCAAAAGCTGGTGGGAAGGGCTACGCCTTGAGTCCACCGCTATTGACCGGGAAGGCGATTTGCTGACCATCCTGACGACCGCACAAAGCGGTTATCCGCAGTTGCAGCAAGTGCCTTGGCACCAGATCGGAAGCCGCGCGGAGGACGGCATCCTGACCGAAGGACGCTATAGGGGGCTTCGAATTTACAACGGTGTGATACTTTCGCGCACCAACCGCGCGGTGGCCTATCGAGTTTTGGGTGAACCGCAGGACGGCAGCGAAGACAGGGACATCCCGGTGCAGTCGTGCATGTTGACGATGGATCCTCGCGAAGTGGATCAGGTCCGTGGTATTTCCGCGTTTGCTCCCGCGATTCGCGATTTAATTTCCCTCAAGGACCTCGGCGACGATATCCAGTCCGCCTCTCGCATGGCTGCAAAGATCGGATTGCTTGTTACCAACCAGCAAGGGATGGCTGACGCTTCCGACGCATACCAGGCGTTGACTGACACGAACATCCCGCAATGCGCGCCTGGGCTTCGGTTTACTCCAATGGCGGGAGGCCGGATTGAATATCTGCAAGCCAACGCGGGCGAATCCATTGACCAGATTGATGCCAAGATTCCAACCGAAGCGCAGGACCGGCTACAGGAAAGGCTAATCCGCAACGCACTGTTAGCCGCTCAATGGCCACCGGAATTCGGGTGGGACATGAGCAAACTGGGCGGAGCTTCCGCCCGGATTGTGCTCGAGCAAGTCAATCGGATCACGTCGGAGCGGCACGCTTACCTTGCTGCGTTTTGCAAAAGGCGTTGTGCTTACGCGATTGCCAAGTTTGTCGAGCTTGGAATTCTGCCGCCCTACACTGGCGCAGATAAAGACCGGGGGGGCGCTTATCAGTTCCGATTCACAGAACCCGCTCGCCTAACGGCCGATTCCGGCTACGCTTCCCGCGATGCCATTGAAGCTTACCGCGCCGGGATGCGCAGTATGACTGACATCTTGGCTTCTGGCTCCAAAACATTGGAAGAGCACTTGGACGAAGTCGAACGCGAAGAACTGGAAATTAAGAAACGAGTCGAACGCTCCGGGCTTTCTCGTGAAGTCTTTGGACTGCTGACCCCTAACGGCAACCCGCCAACCGTGCCAACCGAATGAAATTTCAACGCGTCATCGAGCAAGTTTTCTACCGTCCTTGGCTCATCACGCCCGGCGGGTACGCAGCGGTTCGCAAGCTCGTGGAGGGGCGACTAGTGCGCGCCAATGGCGACGAATACGAAGGCATGATGGGAATGAAGTCCCAACGCGAGCCGATGGAGATCGACGGGCAAGGAATCGCGCACATATGTATTGAGGGCACCCTTGCCAAGGGTATCAGCCCGATTGAAGCCTGCTGTGGAGTGTGGGATTACGAATGGGTGGCCGAGGATCTCGAAGCCGCCATGGAAGCCAACGTGCGCGGAGTGTTGCTTGAGATCAACTCACCGGGCGGGAGTTGCTCAGGCTGTTCTGAGATCACTGACCTCATTCAGTTTCTGAAAGTGCCGATTGTCGCCTACTCCGACGACACCGCTTGCAGCGCCGCGTACAACATTGCGGTAAGTTGCGACAAGGTGTTCGGCTCCGTAGGATCAACTTGGGGCAGCATTGGCACAATCATCCCGTGGCTTGACCAGTCGGCCGCTTACGAGGAGCAGGGGCTAAAATGGGATCCGATTACGTCGGGCCCGTTAAAGGGTGCAGGCATGGGACCGGCTTTGACTTTAGCTCAACGCGCAAGCCTGCAACAGCTTGTTGATGACTCCTTCGCACAGTTCCGCGACAACGTGCTTCGCAATCGCCGGGTGGCTGACGAATACATGACCGGCGCAGCTTATTTGGCACCGCGAGCCAAGGCAGCAAACTTGATTGATGGAATAGGCAATCAGGAACTTGCATACGAGGCTTTGCTCGCTATGCTGTAGGCGTTCGTTTTGTTCATTGGGTTCATGTGGCCCGCTCCGGTTTGATGCCCGGAGCGGGCTTTTCCTTGTCCCGAAACGTTTGGTTGTATGGAGTCTCCTGCAACCTTAACCGATGCGCTGGCCGCGCTATCTGCCGCGCAGGCGGATTTGGCCGCGCTTAACGCACTCACCGCGGAGCATTCCGCAGTGGTTGCTCAATTTGACGCGCTTAAACTCAAGGCCGCAGACCTCTCTGCCGCCCTGGACGTTGCGCAGGCTGAAAAGCTGGAACTGGCAAAAGCACTCGACGCCGTGAAAGCCGCCGAAGCCGACGCCGCCGCAAAAGCCAACGCTATCGTGGCCAACTTGGGCGTGGCTCCCGTGGCCATCCAGCCCGAACAAGTTTCCGCGCCGAAGTCCAAGGACGAACTTTGGGCGCACTACATGACTCTTGGTTTCGTGGAAAGAAACGCTTTCTACGCCGCGAACAAGAAAGCGATGCAGCTCTAAACCTCTCAACAACTTACCTGATACAATACTATGGCCCTTAATGGCGTTTTCCTCGCTCAGATCGCGCAGCAGTCGCTGCCGTTCCTCACCAATGCCTTCGCTCCTTTGCGCGGCATCACGACCGACTTCAGCACCGACGTTGCGGCCGCTGGTAGTTCGGTAACCACTCGTTTTGCAACGGTCCCGTCCGTTGTGAGCATTTCCAGTGTTGGCTACGTTCCTGTTGCCGGTGACACGACCGCAAAGACCATCACGCTTGACCAGCACCGCGGCGTGACTCTTGGATTTACGGACATCGAAGTGCTTCAGTCCTCCATCAATTTCGAGCGTCTGTTTTTGGCTCCCATGCTTCAGGCTTTGGGTGCTGACATGTTCGGCCAGCTCTGGAATCTGGTGACCAGCAGCAACTTCACGAGCTCAATCACTTCGACTGCGGCCAACTTTGACCGTTCCGACTTGATTGACCTGAGCACCACGCTTACCGGCACGCTCAAAGCTCCGAAGATCGGCCGCAGCTTCATTTGTAATCCTGATTTCTACGGTGCTTTGCTGAAAACGCTGAACAGCGCAGAAATCCCCGGCATTACGCCTGACAAGGCCGACGGCATTGTTCCGCGCGTTTCTGGCTTGGACGTTTATCAGTCCGACTTGTGCGACAACAACAGCCAGAACCTTGGCGCCTTTGCTTGCCACAGTTCCGCGCTGATCATGGCAGCCCGCCGCGTCAATCCTGAAGCCGCGTTGCAGGACTCGATCCAGATCGCCGAAGTGGTTGTTCCTGACCTCGGGCTACCGATCACCTATCGCATGTTCTATGATCGCGCTTTGGGCAAGACCTGCATCAACGTCTCCTGCATCTGGGGCGTGAGTGTGGGAACTGCAATGGGCGTCCGCGTCATTACCGCCTAGTTTAACTCAGCCGGGGCACCCTCCTTCACAGGGGGGTGCCTTTGCTTTATCCGATTATCACAGATGAAAGTCTCTTTAGTCCTCGAAGATGCCGGGTGCGGCCCGCGCGTGATCTACACGTCCACCAACCCCGAAGAGGCACGCCGGTTTTACAAGGCGCATAACACCCCGGGAAAGATCGAGTTGGTGATCAACCCGCGCCCGGATTTGTTTCGCACAATCAAGCCCGCGCCGGTTGTCGAAATCGAAGCACCTAAGCCAGTTAAACGCTCGAAAGAACCGTTGCTCTAATGTCGGAATGGAGAGACATCACCGCGGCAGCAATGGATATGGCACTCGGCTACATGCAAGCCGACAGTGTGACGTACCAGGGCGTGACGGTGCACAGTGTGGCTTCAGAACGGGAAAGCCAGACTCTCGCCATCGGTGGTTTTGAGTCTCAGTTCACGGGATCCGTTCGCCTTTCCAAAAACGGATTTCCGGTGCCGGTTAAAGGCACAAAGCTGACCCTTAACGGCACGGAGCGGCGGATTGGCGATGTGGCGGAGGATCCAGTTTCGTGGACACTTTACCTGGAGGACATCACCAGATGATCGACCTCCTGACGTGCGAGGTGATCCGTGACGAGATCACACCAGGCTTCCCGGGCGTCTACATCGGGCTTCCGCACGACGGCGATACTATCACCATGCCGTGTGTTTTGTTGGATCTGCGCGGCGATGCTTTGGTGGGCGGCCCACTACAGCGGGGGGCGTTCACCGCGGCCGTCATGCACCAGGCGGACGACAGCACGGTGGCGGAGCACATTGAGCTGGTGCAGCAGATCACCGACGCAGTTAAAAGCGTCACGGGCGCCGGTTCTCAAATCCAGATTTACGGAGTGGTTGCCGTTACGTCGGAAAATCAAAACACCGAACGGCACTGGGTCACTAATCTTCAGTTCACCCTGGGCTACGGCCCGCAAACTTAAAGCCATGCCAACATTCGGAGTCACCAGCACCTACGGACTAACGCCGCCGACCGGTTATTTGCAAAGCTCGGAGCAAACCGCGGAAGTGGAAACTGCAACCATTAAAAACGCCATCGGCCGGGTAGCCGAAGCCCAGGCAAAGCCGCGCAGCAAAACGACGATTACCGTCACATGCAAAGGCGCCGCGGTTCTCTCCACCATCCCGGTGGCGACTGATTTCAATGCCGTCACGCTGACCTCCAGCAAGTTCTCGGAAACTAACGACGATTTCCCGACCAGCGAAATCACTGGAGTCCTTTTCGAATAACCGACTATGAGCACTTTCGGAATCACCAAAATTACCGGGGACTTAGTGGAGTCCGTTGACCTGACGCTATCGGCCGACACTAAAGAGTTGATCCGCTTTGACGGCACACATTCCACCGCGCGGAACGTAGATATCTCTTACGCCTTTTCCGTGAAAGGCAAAGGCGACTTGCCGGCGATCACCCTAGGCGGATCCAGCGGGGCGCCCATCGGCGTTTCTGGAAAGGTCATCGTGACCAAAATCACCGAAAGCCAGACGAACGAAGACTGGCAGGGGTGGAGTTACGACGGCGTTGCTTACCCATCAGCGGTTTAACGCTGACCCTCTCCGATTATGTCACACCTCAAAGCAGGCATGCGGATTGACTACATCCGCGACGACATGCCGCCGCTCAAGTCACCCAACACCGATCTCATCGGCGCCTGGTTGGCCGTGGGCGGCGAGCTTCTCGACGAAGAAAATTTCCACGACACCGTGGAGGAAACGAAAGACGGGATTCGCCGCCAAGTCATCTGGAGTGTGAAAGGCGACAAGCTGGCCTGGTGCGGTGACGAAGAAATCTCTTTCGAGGAATTCCGCCGCCGGTGGTTGTCCGAAGACTGGCGCAAAGCCAACCCCGGGCACTTGGTGACCATTCTGAAGGCGCAACGGGATTTCACCGTGGCCTTGAAAGACTGGTTGAAACAGCAAAAGCCGTGCGCGCTTATCCGCCGGGGCAAGCGGCACGTGGTCATCCACCCCGATCTTCCCGAAGACCAAAAACAGAAACTCCTGAACCAATTATGACACCCTTCCTGCAAGGCCCGATCGAGATTGACGGGCTATCACTTCGACCCTTTTCTCTCCGGAGCCGGCTGAACTGCATGGCACTCGGGTTGACGTTGTTCACCGACTCAGAACCGACTGAACTTTCTCAACTGCAAATCGAGGAGCAAATCATCGCCCTGGCGTGGGAACGCTCGCAACCCATCGGCGTGGTGCGCAAGGCAATCGACGACGGCACGGCGTGGGATCAAATACACGCGTTTGCCGACTCCATGCCATTGATGGCACTGCCGAAGCTTGTGGCGGAGATCAACCGGGTGGCCGCGGAGATTAAGGAGAACAGCGTCCAGGTGGTGCCGCGTTCGGACTCTACAGACAAGGACGCGCCGGGAAACTAATTGCGCCGGGGTGGGAGGCTTCATTTATCTTCACCCTGGCAAAAGAAACCGGTTGGACTGAGGACACCATTCTCGATTTGCCAATGGCACGCTCACTCCAGTACTACCACGCCGCACTGTGGAGTGCCGGCGCCTGGACGGTGCGCGAAACTGCAAAACCAGTGGAGCAACTGAACCGACTTCTGGCGTTCACTGACGAGGAGGTTGAAGATGATTAAGCTTGAGTTGAATGAAGCCCAGGCAGAGTGGGGCGCCGCGATGCTTGCCAGGATTGCCGAAGGTATAGCAACCGGTGGTGTTGTGTTGCCGGAATTGATGGCCGTGTCCTTCGCTGAATACATGATGAACGTCCGCGGAGTCACGCCACCAGCAAAGGGCGCCCGGGTGGTTGGCAGCGTGGACTTTTCCCGCGGAAAAGCCACCATTGACGTAGACCTGGGGCGCGCGTTTGTGGTGACAGCAAAAGGCGCCGTCTCCACCCTGGCAGGCAAAAAGGCGGCAGGAAAAGCGGTGTCAAAACTTCTCAGTGCAGCGGACACTGACCCGCAAAGCTGGTACGAAAAGCAGCGCACCAACGGGCGTTTCCGGGGACGCGTCAAAATGCAGATTGACGCACCCACCCTTGAAATGATCCGCCGCAACTTACATTCCAGGGTGGGATATTTGCAATCGGGATGGAACGCGGCGGCGCAACGGTTCCGGGTGCCCACCCCTAGTTGGATTAGTGGCAAAAGCGGCCGGGGTTCAATCAACGTGACACGCACGTCTAATAAACTTCAGATCCGGGCGGAGAACCAAGTGAACTACGCCGGCGGGATTCAAGGGATGCAACGCCGGTTGAATTTCGCCGCCGAAGTTGTGGCAAAAAAGATGGAACGTGAATCGAAGGAAGCCGCAGAGAAAGGAATGCAAAAAATTATCGACACATGAGCGCAACCGCACAACTCGCCTTAGATGTCCGCGGTTTCTTGGCCGGGATGGACGTTGCCAAGCAGGCTATCAATAATTTTCGATCCGATGCCGGCAAGGTTGACGAAGGCAACGGCATGGGGAAACTCAAGGTCGCGGCGATAGGACTTGCTGCCGGCATCGCGGCACTCGGGGCGGCGGTTTATAAGGGAGTACAAAGCACCATTGAACTAGGATCCCGCTTGGTTGACACCAGTTATAAGACCGGGCTGGCAGTGGAACAGATAATGGCGTTGGAACGCTCAATGGATGAAGTGGGCGGCAAAACCGAAGACGTGGCGCCCGCGACGGAAAAGTTCAACGCAGCAATCCAGCAAGCTGCAAATAACACAGGCCCGCTTGTCAGCATTCTGCAACGCGCCGGCATCACGATGGGCGAACTGGCCGACATGAGTGTTGCCGACCGCATGAACGCAGTGGGGGCAGCGATCAGGGGAATTCAACACCCCACCGAACAGGCACAGGCGGCGATGGCCGTGTTTGGGGCTTCCGGAGTCAAAATGATTGCGGCGTTGGATCCTAAGAATCTCAACAGCGCAGCATCGGCACTTGGCGCCCAGGCTCAAATCATGCAGGCAAACGCCGGCGTTTTTGCCCGGATCATGCAGCTAATGGGCGCCCAGGGGTCAAGCCTCAACAGCTTGGCCGTTGCGGTAAAAGGCAAGCTTCAAGGGCTGTTCACCGGGATTGCGTCCGGGGTGGCACCGACCATCCTAAAAATCATGGAATCCAGCGCAAGCGGGGGGCAAAACTTAGCAAACGCCATCCGCGAATTCTCGCCGGCACTTGAGCCACTGGCAACCCTGGTGGAGTCACTTGTCAACATGGATCTGGCATCCGCTGGCGCCCAACTTGGTGCCGGCGCCGCGGCGATTGCGGAGGCAATCATGAACGGGGACGCCCTGGAGTACATCAAAGCCGGGCTTGTTGTCGCGGGGGCAGAATTCCGTGCCATCTTGCTAGACGCGTCCGTTGCCATCGCGGAGGCGTTTTCTAGGCTTCAGGAAGCCATCAACATCGGGGCACTGATTGACGCACTAAAGGCAGGGCTAATCATGGCAGGCAACGCACTGCTGGGCGTTTTGCAGCAGGGGATTGCCTTTGTCCTGGCACAACTCAGGGACAGCTCGAAAGTCCTGAAAACACTGATTTCCGAAAACGCCGTTTCAGGGTTAGCAGAACGCGGAGCGGCCGCAGTAAAGGGGGCAGCGGTTTCGCTGGGGGAATCTATTGCAAGCGTTCCGAAAGCCTTTGTGGACGGCGCCCAGGCCGCGCAGGAGGCAGGAGAAGGCGAAGTGGAAGCCGCACGGGCAAAGATGGCCGAAATCACATCACGCGCAACGGCTGGAGCAGCACAGACAGGCGAAGAGTTGCGCAAACAGTTCGCAACTCCAGCTCCGGGGGAGCAGGCCATTGCTCTGGGAGAAACTCCAGCAGCAGCGGCGGCAGCAGCATCGGCAAAAAGCGTGAACCCGATCGTTTCCAGTCTTGCCAAAATTGGCGGCGACGTCGGTGGCCCACAAACCGGTGCCCTTGACGTTGCAAGGCAGCAGCTAATTGCACAGCAACAGACGGCCATGAACACCGCAAAGATGGTTGAAAAACTTGGCCGTCCGCAAAACAGTTCCGTACCACAAGCCCTTTACTCGTGAGCACTCTAACAAAAACCGAAGTCGGGAAAGATGCGCGTGGGAACAAATATCTCACCAACACTTATGAATCGTTTGAAACGATCATCCCGTCCGCTGACGCATCCAGCTACACGCTGACGCAAACGGACGGGCTTTTTACCCTAGTCGAAACTTTTACAGAGCAAGTGCCAGACCCCGGCGGCGGCGGTGGCGGCACAGCATTCCCAGAAATTTGGAGTCTAGACGTTTCTACGGTTACGGATCCAATCGAGACTTTCTTGCTGTTCAAAAACAACATCAGCGCGGTGGAAAAGGGTTACTGGGCGCAGTGGAAAGCAGGCCGTGAAGCCGGCCCGGAAACCTTTCCGAATGGTTTTCCGAAAAACTCTGCGAACGAATACGTGCAGCAATTACTGCTGCGATACAATCGCGGGGAAATTGAATACCTCACGCCGCGGATCGTGGTTAAAAACCAGAAAGTTTACAGCACGCCACCATCTTTGACGGGTGTCGGATTTGCTGCAAATGACATCCAAGGGTGTCCATTTAACTTCAGTAGCCAGGTTAATTTTCTGTTCACCGGAGCGACTTCGGTGCAGGAAGGTAATTTGTTTCGCGTCACGCGTGAATGGTTGACGTCCAGACCTGGCAAGTGGGATAGCTACATTTACGGCCCGTAAACAATGGATTTACCAGACGTCCAGAAAGGGATGGCCATCTTGGCCGAACACATTCAACGGCTCAACAGTGCCGTCCGGCAATCGAGATTGCGCCCTGGGATTGGCTATTTTTTACGCGAAACCAGCGGAGGAACGTCACTCGTCATTAACCAACAACCTTCTTCACAAGCGGCCGGAATTCCCTGTCCTTTTGAGGTTAGTGACGCATCCGAAATGGACGACGGCACACTGGTGTTGAAAGTTGAAATTGGACAAAATCCAGTCCTTGGAACCGCAAACGAAACATACCCGAACGGACGTTACCCGGAGGGGATGAGCGGGGATTCTGGGGCACCACCGTACAAAATCACCATCGCTCAAGAGGCGGGGGTTGAATACGTGTACGTGAATATCGAAGTGGATCAAAGAAACGAGATCCTTCCGTTTTCCGCCGCTATCACCGTTAGCGTGGAATCCAACTTTACAGAAGGAAACAGCACTTTTCAGCGCATCCTGGTTGCCATCATCACAAAGACTTTGGACGACGACGGAAAACCGTACATTTCGGAAGTCACGAACGTGTGCCCCATCGTCTACCAGAGGCAGGCGCCGGAATGCCCTTTCCTCGTGGAGGACGACAGCAGAGACGGCGAGTGTCGCGTGACCATCCGTTCCGGGCTTGTCGCGAACGCACTGCCGGACAACATGACGCTGACGGACACGTTCCGACTTTCGATTGCAGACACATCAGACTTCTGGGTGGTTTATTGCGGGATGGTTCTGGTAAACGGCAAAATCCAAACAGACCCTGGAAACATCACGCTTTTCACGTCCGACAGTTATCAGGAAAGCACCGACACCTACGTCTACTTTAAGCTGGCGGAACTCAATACCAGCCTGACAGAAGCCGGCGACAGATACGTTAGCTGGATCCTGAACACGTGCGCGATTCCGTTTGTTTCCGGCGGCGGCGGCGGAACAGCGTGCGCTTACTTCCGTGTGACCGACGCGACTGAAGGCACAACTCTGCGCGTAAAAGTGGCTCAAAACCAAATTGCCGGCCGCTGGCCCGACGGGATGGGAATCGGCTTTCCGGCGTTTTACCTGGAGCTGGCAACGAATTCTTACATTTACGCCGCAATTTCTTGGGACATCACGACTCTGACCATCGGCCCGGATTCTGACGCTATTACAATTCTGCAAAGCGAGGAACTGCTGCAAAACACGGATACGATGCAGTACATCCTGATCGCAACCGTGGTGACTGGAGGGTCTCCTATCAAAATCACGAGCATTACGAACGTGTGCACGCAACCGCAACCCAACCCTTGCCTGCTTGACTGGAGTGCGGCATGAATTGTTACGAGTGGCAGCACCAAATAAACCTCACCGGGATGAGTATCTCGGCGAATTGCGCGTACCAGATCCCGAACCCTGATCCCGAAGGGGCACCGCTAGACGTTACGGTTACCGGGGCGCACAGCTATCCTGATGTGGGCCCGCCCTACCCGCGGCGGGCAATGCGGTGCGGCACTGGTTACACCAGCTACTACGCAAAACGCAGCAACTGGACGGGCTGGGATCGGTTCTATATCCTGACCTCGATCCAAAGCTACGAGTTTAGTCCGCTAGTCGTCACGACGACTGACAACCCAGACAGAAGCGCAAGCATATTGACCGGGGGATTTACCAGCTTCCCGACGTTCATTTCAGGGTTATTCAAACCCGAAAACAGTGACGATCCTTTTTACGTTTGTGCCGATGGCGTTTGGAGGAAGTCCACAGAGATCACCAAAGGCTTTGTGCAAATTGTTGATGACCTCGAGGAGCCTTTGGCGTTTGGGTTTTACAATCGGATCGAAAACGGAGCGGAAATCACTTATTACCGGCCCGACGACCTCGAGACCTCAATCGGAACCGGGACCATCACTTACGCACTGACCCCGGCATGATCCCACAGTGGCTTGCTGACAAACGCGCCGCGGTGTGTTTAGCTTGTGACCGTTACGCAGGGTGCCCTACGCGATGGGACATCCTTCAGGAGGCGCCACAGTGCCCAATGGGAAAACTCCCAAGCAGGGACGACGAGATTGCGGCACGAGCGTGGCCGACAACGATGGAGTCTGTGAGCGGGTGCTGCGATTCTGCCCAGAATTACCTTGTCCCAGACCCTAGAGTGTAATGGTTGCCGTCCAGACTTCATCCACGATTCAGAGAGGCACCGACTGGGATTTTTCGTTTCGGATCCAAGAGGATGGAGCGTGCAGTGATTACACGGATCTCACGGACTGGATCGTTACGCCGACTTTTAAGACTTCTGCGGGAGCATCGTTGACGACTCCCAGCATTGTAAGGCCCGACGCAACCACCGTTTGCTTGCGCCTTAGCCAATCTCAGACTGGCGCACTTGCTGCGCAATTTGGTGCACAGCTTACCATTGACGTCCAACGTCCCGATGGCTGGGACATGCGCATAATCCAAGCCAGAACCTCCATAGTATGAGTTGTCAAAATACTTTTGACGTGCCGCTAGTCGTCACGTTGTTTACTGGCCCTCCAGGGCGCCCGGGGACTGATGGCGGAGGTGGAGGCACATGGTATCTTTCGCAGTTCACTGGCGACGGCATCAAGTCCAGCTTTCACCCAATTGAAGGGTTCTCAACGACTGATGCGCAAAAGTACGAAGTTGTCATCGACGGCGTTCAGCAAGAGCCCGTGTACAGTTTCGACATTCTCGAAGACAATAACGGCACAATCCTTTTTCCCGAGGCCATTTACGACGGGGCCCGCATTTTTATCCGCACACAAAACAATTAAAAGCTTATGTCTCAAGAACTAACTAAAATCCAACTGGGAATGATTTCCCAGGCAGCGCAGAGTGCCCTACAAGGCCAGCAAGGGGCAACCGGCCCTCAGGGCATTCAGGGGGCGACGGGCAATGATGGACCTCAGGGCATTCAGGGCAACGTAGGCGCTACTGGGCCCATAGGTGCCTCAGGCGCAAGCGTTACCGGCGCGACGGGCCCGCAAGGGGTGCAGGGCCAAATCGGAGCAACGGGCCCTCAGGGAGTGCAAGGCGAAGTGGGCGCAAGCGGCATTCAGGGCGCTACCGGGCCAAGCGGCGCGCAGGGGGCTTCGGGGCCTAGCGGAGCTCAGGGCAATATCGGGAGCACGGGCGCGACCGGCCAGCAAGGGGCAACCGGACTCGGGGACAAATACCAGACGACCTCGACAAGCTCGTTGACGGTCAGTAATGGCACTAAGAATTTAACTGTCGGGACTGGACTCGCTTACACGCAAAATCAACCCGTCATAATTTCACATACCGACAACCCCGAGCATATGCACGGTGTTGTGACCAGTTATAATTCTGGGACTGGTGCAATGGTCGTTGATGTCAACCAGAACACAGGCAGCGGCACTTATAACGCTTGGACTGTGAATCTTGCTGGTGCAGTGGGCGCAGTCGGCGCGACGGGCCCTGTCGGGGCTTCGGGGGCACAAGGAGCTTCAGGCGTGGCTGGAGTTGACGGCGCAACGGGCCCGCAGGGGGCAACCGGCCCTCAAGGGGCACAGGGGCCAAGCGGCGCGCAGGGAATTCAGGGACTTACGGGGTCTACCGGACCTCAGGGGGATCAGGGGGCAACGGGAAGCCAAGGAATTCAGGGCGTGCAGGGCGCAACCGGCCCGCAGGGCCCTCAGGGCGTGCAGGGAGTTGCCGGGGAAGTGGGAGCAACGGGCCCACAAGGCCCTCAGGGCGTGCAGGGTGCAACCGGACCCAGCGGCGAGCAGGGTGCAACCGGGCAGGCTGGTGACAAGTACACCACGCAGTCTACCGACTCGCTTGCGTTGTCCGTTGGATCCAAATCGTTGACCGTGCAGACCGGACTGGCTCTCAGCGTTGGCCAGCAAATCATCCTTGCTTACGATGCCAACAACCGGATGCAGGGCACCATTACAAGCTACACCGCCCTAACTGGCGCGTTGGTGGTTAATGTGACCACGGTGCTTGCTGGCTCTGGCACTTACTCGTCCTGGACCATTTCATTGTCCGGTGCAGTGGGTCAGGTCGGTGCAACCGGTGCCACTGGCCCTCAGGCTCCTGTACTTGGCGGCGGTGTCCTTTCGCCAGTCTTCACGGGCAACGGCAGCCTCACCGAGTTCGGCCCTATCTCTGGGTGGGATGGCCCTCAGAACGACGAGTCTGGATACCTCGTTTATATCGATGGCGTGTTTCAGCGACCAGATGAAGTCAACGGTGGCTTCTCGATCACCGGCACGACCGCAGAAAACAGCAAAATCGTTTTCCCAACGGCCATTGCTGATGGTTCACACATTGACGTGTTGGCAATTCAGGTGACTGGAGCCAAGGGCGCAACCGGTGCAACTGGATCCGGTGGAGGTGGAGGCGGAGACGCAACTTCGCTTCAAGGCCGAAATCTTTCGGCCACTGCACCAACCGATGGGCAAGTGCTTGGTTGGGATGACGCAAATGCAATCTGGGAACCTGTTAATGCAAGCACAAATGCTGCATCTTTGCAGGGCGTTGCAATTTCCATTACTGCTCCAAATTCTGGAGAAGGGCTTGTTTATAACGGCACCGAATGGGAGCCCAGTGCACCGTCTACAAATGCGACGCAGCTTAAGGGCACAAACATCGCAACGCTGGCGCCATCAAACGCCGATGTGCTTGTTTGGAATGGCAGCGAATGGCAGTCCGGATTTGTTGACGCCGTCAAGATTACCGGAATTGCAGTTAGTGCTCCAAATGCACAAGGACAAGTTTTGGTCTACAACGGCGAAACTTACGTTCCCTCAGACGTTAACGCTGTTAAACTACAAGGGCAGGCGGTATCTTCGACGGCGCCATCAGCGACACAAGTGCTAAAGTTTGATGGAACAAATTGGGCTCCAGCTTCCAGTGGAATCCAAGAATGGAATCCATCAGCCACATACATTACTAACGATCTTGTTCAACGCAATGGTGTTGTTTATCGTTCGGTAAATACAAATACCAATTACGATCCAACCTCAGCAACTGGATTTAGTTGGACTTTGGAAATTGGAAGCACTTCAGTAGGATTTGCTCCGAGTAATCCATCTACGCCTCTTTATTGGGTTGCCATCTCCACGGGGAATGGTGTTTCTGGGTATATTCCAATTTACACCTAAACCAAATTGGCAAATTCAAGGGCCCGCAGTCTTGTACGGCTGCGGGCCTTTTGCTATTTACCGGCATGACGAATATCCACGCTCTTGCAGTTCCGCACACAGTCACGCATCCCGATTACTCAGCGTGCGCCTTTACGCAAAAAGTGCTCAAGTTCTGTGAAATGTTTAAGGGCAGCACCGAGTACAACGTCATTCATTACGGGCACCCAGACTCGAAGACTGCTGCGCACGTCCATGTCAACGTGACCTCAAACGAGGTGCTTGAAAAAACTTACGGAAATTACGATTGGCGCAAAAACCAGTTCCGACACAGTTCTGAAGATTTTGCCCACAAGACGTTCAACACAAACGCAGGAGCAGAAATTCTAAAACGCAAGAAGCGTGGCGATTTAGTGCTCGCATTTTGGAGTGGCACGAAAGCCGCGTGCGATATTGCCAACGCAGAAAACGATTTGATCGTTGTTGAGCCCGGCATTGGCTCAGGATGGGCTTTTGCTCAGTTTCGGTGTTACGAGTCCTATCCACTTAAAGGTGCCTATGCAGGCACGGAAGGCGTTTCTTACTGCAACCCGCACTGGTATCACCGAGTGGTGCCAAACTACTTTGACGCAAGAGACTTTGACGCAACTCAAGAGCGCGAAAACTACGCACTGTTTATCGGGCGACTTGGAGTCAACAAGGGCTTGGATATTGCCATTGACGCGTGCAGACGACTTGGAATCCGGTTAAAGGTGGCCGGGCAGGGCGGCCCTGAAGGCGTTGGGCTCAAGGAATGGCCGCAACATGTGGACTTTATCGGCTACGCTGATATCCAGACGCGGAAGGAACTGATGGCAAAAGCCAAGTTCGGTTTCTTGCTTTCAACCTACTGGGAACCGTTTGGTGGAACTGCGGTGGAAATGATGCTTAGCGGTTGCGTTCCGATCACAACTGACTTCGGCGCAATGACTGAGTACATCGTTGATGGAGTGAACGGTTACCGCTGCAACACGATGGGCGACATCTTGCGCGCAATTCGGAACATTGACCGGATTGACCGGGCAAAGATGGCACTGTTTGCTTTCCAGAACTTTTCTCTCGACGCAGTGCGCCCGAAATTCGAGCGCGCATTTGCGGACTTCCGCGACATCTGGAACGGCAATGGCTGGTACGAGGATCACAACCGCCCGCTGGGCATGGGACTTGGGCTAAACTACGCGGCACTGTACCGATGAAAGTTTTAGACGTTGGCTGCGGCCCTGGGATCTATGTGAAGGCACTCCGAGAGGCGGGCGTGCACGCTGACGGCGTGGACCTTGACCCGCGGTGCCCTTATGACGTCATGGACGTGTTTTCTGACGAGTTCGCGGACAAGTACGCGGGTAAATACGATCTTGCAATGTGCATTGAGGTTGCAGAGCACTTGCCAGAAAGTCGGGCAAATGAGCTTGTCAAAACACTCACAAGCGTTGCGCCGACGGTGCTTTTTTCTGCTGCGGTTCCGGGGCAAGGCGGGCACGGGCACATAAATTGCCAACCCAAAAGCTACTGGGTGGAAAAGTTTGCATTGCTAAATTACGTCGTGGACGCAGACGCAACCGAGAAGCTCGTGACGTTTATGGCGTCTGGCTACCACATGGGATGGTTCCGAAATAACGCGGTGGTTTTTAAGCAGTACGGTGCCGCGTGTTATGAGCGAATCATTGAGGAGGAAACGCCTCAAGCGGTGCGTTTGGCTGATTACTTGTCCCGAGGGCAACTATAGTGAGCTTTCTCGCAAAAATTCTCCCCACAATCGGCAGCCTCCTTGGTGGCCCGCTCGGCGGTGCTGCCGTGGAGGCTGTCGGTAAAGCGTTGGGGATGTCCGACGCGACCGCGGAAAAAGTGCAGCGGGCACTTACCAGTGGCAACCTGACGGCGGAGCAGATTGCCGCCTTGCAAGCCGCCGACCTGCAACTCAAGACGAGGATGGCCGAGCTGGGAATTGACGCCGAACGACTGGCCCAGGAGGACAGGGCGAGCGCACGAAACATGCAGACTGCAATGGCATCGTGGGTGCCTCCTGTACTGGCCTGTGGAGTCACGCTTGGCTTCTTTGGTATCCTCATCGGGCTTCTCACCGGGGATCTAAAGCTGTGGGAAAGTACCACCTTGAGCTTGTTGATCGGTAGCCTGTCCACGGCATTTTCGTCTGTGCTGGCGTTTTACTACGGGGGGATTCACAAGCCCGACGAAAAGAAATGATCGAGGAACTCAAACATGCCGGAATTGATCTAGGGCTCGCGCTCGCGGGCTTTGCTGGCAGTGTTTTGATGTCTAGCAAAGAGGCAGGGCGCAACCTGACAAAAACCCTTGCAAGCCTGCTTGGCGGGGCAGCATCAGCCAATTACGTCACACCGCTTATACTCAAGATTGCCAAGCTCGACGGCGACCCGCAGTACGCTTTCGCGGCAGCTTTCTTGCTCGGCTTCTGTGGTTTAAGGGCAGTCGAACTAATCAGTACCAAACTCATTTCCGATGACCCCAGCCACAGCAATAAACGCAATCGCTAACGCCATTCTGGCAGTTTCGGCGCTCCACCTTGTCTTTCGAGTTTTTGGGCATCCCGAAAGCGCAATCTGGCAGCGTCCGTGGGCTGCGGTGCTTTGCAAAGCGGCGACCACAGTGACAGTTTGCGGCGCACTTTGGAATCTGCTAACGCTATCCAGTCCAGCAGCATCCGAAGTGATGCTGAACATTGGAATCTCCCTAAACTTCCTTTGGATCTCCTTTTTTTATGACCGTGCTTCCAGTTCCAGTGATTCCCGCAATGCAGGCCCGTTACCTAGGCGCAACTCCCCCCGCCGGACTGCAAATCCTAGCAAACGTAAAAAGAGTGCTGCCCCCAGCGGGAACTGACGGCAATGGGCTTCCGCCTTCGACGATTTCGCCGTACAGTGCAATTTATGGAGCCGATGGAAGACTCCCACAGATTTCCAGCACTGGCACAACATTCTTGGCACATGTCTAGTGAAAAACACGTTGCTGAGTTGATCACAGTCAACCTTGCCAATGTAGGCGCATTGGCGCTGTCGTTGTCGGAAGTTGAGCAGTGGATCCGCGTTGCCGGGTGCTTACTCGCCGCGGTGTACACGTTTCTGAAAATTGTGGAAATCGTCCGCACTTTGCGGAAGTAAACGCATGGCTAACATCACGCGAGCATGGAAGCGGTTTCTCGCCGTTGGGTGCTCGCATGGGCATCACGCAGATCAAGCGTTGATCAACAAGGTTCTGGCGTTCAAAAAACGATGGAAGCCTCACACCACGCTGCACTTGGGGGACGCAATCGATCTCGCTTGCTTGCGTGCTGGTGCAGCCGGTACGGCGGATGATGCTGTGGACCCGGAAAGCGACCTCAACGACGGGCTGGCGTTCCTTTCAAGACTGGAACCGCAGGTCTACTTTCTTGGAAACCACGAGGCCCGCCTGAATACGCTGATGGAGTCGCCGCGGGCCATTGTGGCGGCACTGGCAGCCCGTGTGATGCATCAAATTCAGGACCGTGCAAAAGCGATGCGGTGCCAAGTTGTGGACTACAACTTTCAACAAGGATGGAGGCTGTTTGGAGATGCGCTGTTTGGGCACGGGTACATGATCAATGAAAACGCAGTGCGGGATCATGCGGAGGCCATTTGCGAAGGGGCAGCAAACAAAGTGGTCATCGCACACCTGCACCGGGTGCAGCAGGCCGAGGGACGTAACAGAGCGCACCCTACGGGCTATTGCGTAGGCTGGCTGGGCGACGTCAACGCCATGGGATACAGTGCTCAGCGCAGGGCAACCACGTCTTGGAGCAGGGGCTTTGCGTGGGGCGAATACTCAGACAACGAAACCGTGATATGGCTCGCGAAAGAGACAAGAGACAACCAGTTCCGGCTGCCGGTTTGATGCCGTCGGCGATTGCGGCGCTTAAAGCTGAATTGCAAGGGGAACCACCGCCTCCGGGTTGGTACACTGTTGCACAGCTTGCTCAAATGCTTGGCATTGCCAAACCGACAGCGGAAAGTCTTGTTGCTCGCAAAAAGTGGAAGCACGCACAGTATAGCACCGTAACAACGGACAATCGTAAACTGAAGGTCAAACACTACTTAGTCACATGACCACCGAAGAAAAAAAGCTCTACTTGGCAAAGATCGTGGCCGAAGTCGGGGAACACTTTGATTGTGTGCAGATCTTGGCGCACGATTCCGACAGCGAAAGTTTCACGACGTTTGAGGCGGGAGTTGGCAGTCTTTTTGCCCGCCAGTACCACGCAATGCGCTGGACCGAAGAAGCGCAAGAACCTGTAGAAATTGAAAATGATGACGACGACGAATATCAGCCGACGGGGGATTAAAGCTATTATCGGCTGGGAAACTGGCGGAGAGGCAGAGTACGACCGTCACCCGGAATGGCCTGGGGAAGCGTCGGGGATCACCATCGGCATCGGTTGGGATCTTGGGCACACGCCGGCAACGGAAACTGCACGGGCGTGGGCGCCGCACATTGACCAGCAAACGCTGGCGGCACTGATCGGCACGGCAAACCGTCGCGGAGAGGATGCCAAGTTCATTCTGCCGCACGTTCGGCACTTAGTGGTGCCCTGGGCGGCAGCACTGGCCGTTTTTGAAGAGGTCACAGTCCCGACTTGGTATCTGCGCACGCTTCGGATCTGGCCGCAGGTGCAGGCACTCCCGGGGGATTGCGCGGCAGCACTGGTGTCGATTGTGTTTAATCGCGGCCCGAACTTGAGCGGAGACCGGCGCCGCGAAATGCTGCGGATCCAAGAATTATTGCGCGTGAACGAATTGGCGCAGATTCCCGACCAGATCCGCGCAATGAAACGACTCTGGCCCGACTCTAGGGGCCTACGGCGGCGCAGAGACGAAGAGGCCGAGCTTTTCCAGTCGGGGTTGGTGCCCGTTGGAGACTAATTTGGGACAAAGTCCCGGCAAGTGACCGTATGGTGCGCAGGGAGAGCCTGCGACGGCGTTTTCGCAGTTTCCGCCCTTGAAACAAAGGCACTTGCAACACTTCAGGGAAACAGCCACTAGACAGCAAAGCGGGGTTTGCTAGGCTGCACGGATGGATCCAGTCAATCATCCACCGCACTACACCAGTCATCCGTCCTCGGTTGAGTGCATCCAAATCACCGAGCACTTCAACTTTTGCATTGGCAACGCAATCAAGTACTTGTGGCGCGCCGGACTCAAAGGCGAAGCACTGGAGGATCTGCGCAAAGCCGCTTGGTACATCGACCGCGAAATCAACCGTTTAGAACGCAATGAAGCCTGAAAAAACACTCCGAGAGCACTGCCGCGAGATTGGCAAGCTGGGCGGCGCAGTTAAATCCGAAAAAAAAGCAGAAGCAGCGCGCCGGAATGCGTGCAAGCCTAGGCCTAAAGCGCGGGAAATGAACGCTTTGAGGAGGGCTAAAAAAAGTTCAAAAAATAGCTAGCGAAGCGCGTTTGGTTGGGTATAGTTGGGCGCATGACAACGAACGACATCATTGAAATCGAAGCAGCAGCACCTGGCCTTCGCGGCACTTACAAAGTGGCTCGCGCAACCGCAAAAGCGGTTTTGCTAAAAGCAGAAGGAAGCGTGGTTGAGTTTTGGGCTCCACGCTCAATCTTCAAAGCCATCAAATCTGAAGTTGGCGGGCATGTTTATTCGGACTGGTTCACGCTTCCTCGCTGGTTTCGTCCCGAAATCAAAGGTGTATAGGCCGAAACGCTTTTCGGGGCGTCTGACCCGTAATGCGGGCACTGACGAGGCCGTCAGAGTGAACCAACGAACCAACCGAACAAATGAGCACATCCCACTACTCCAAGCCATTTCAGGGCCCGCAACCAACGCCGCCACCTAACAAACCGCGGCACTCTATTGCCTACGCCATCGGGCTGGGCGTGCTGCTGATAGCCGATTTGGTTGCCATCCAGTTTTGCGACTGCTTAGGCGAAAGCTTGGTGATCGCCGGGCTGGCACTTTTGACCCTTACCGTCATGGCAAGGAGGGCAGCATGAGCGGCGGCAACATCGGAACGATGAACGGCAAACCGTGCTGGAGTCCACCGGCCCGGACGAAATGCTACGAGTTCGGCGGGCAACGGGAGGACGAACCGATTTCGCTGGCGGACATCCCGGCAATAGTCCGCAAGGGGATCCGCGATGGGCTGATCATCATGCCGGCGCCTGAACCCAAAAACGCGCTTCCGAAGATCGGCAACGGATCCGTGTGGTCACGGTGCACCGGGTGCGACGAGATGTTTCCGCGGGCGAAGAAAAGCGACCAACCGAAATGCAAGGTTTGCCGGCTCGAGCGGAAAACGTGCAAGGTTTGCTCGATTGAATTCCAACCCCAGCAACGCAAACAGGTGGTTTGCAGCATCACGTGTCGGAACTACATCAGCAAAGCCGCGGCGATGACCAGGGCGTCCCGGGTGGTGGATACCACGTGCGCGGGGTGCGGGAAAGTGTTTCAGCAAAAGGACAGCGTGCGACGGTGGAAAAACAACTGTTCGACGCAATGCGGGCTTGTCTCAATGCTGCAAAACAGAAAGGCGAAAAACTAGACTCCGATGAACATTCGACATTCAGCACTCCCTAAACTCGCTTTGTGCGGGCAATACGAAAGCGCTCCCGGCACCAGTCCGGCAGCAGAACGCGGCACCAAATTAGACGCAGCATTCCGACACGCTTGGACGACCGGAGAGTTCCCCAACTGGGATTTGCCAGAGGAAGACGCCCAGGCAGTTCGGTGGGCGATTGACCAGTGCATCCGATTGGGCGGCGCACATGACCTCGTGACAGACGAGGACCGTTGCCGCATCCGCACGGGCGGCATTGAGCACCGCGGCACCGCTGACGGCGTTGCGCTTAAAGGCCGATTCCTGATCGACCTTAAATCAGGCCAAGTTTACGACTACGCCGCGCAGATGGCAGCTTATGCGCTGGGCCTGATGCAGGAGCACTTTGTTGGCGAATGGACGACGCACCTGTTGTTTTGTGACCAACGCCAGGTAGTCACGCACCGGTGGACGTACACAACAGCCGACGAGCTAGTGCGTAAGGTGCTGGCGAACGTCGGCACAGCGCCGGTGGAAAACGATTATTGTGGGTGGTGCGCAAAATCGCTGACCTGTCCGGCTCGTGTTGCCAGCAAGGACAGCGCGCTGGTGACCGTTGCCGGGCTTGCGCCGACAGTGCAGGACGAGGGCTTTTTGGCGCTGCTCAACGATCCTGACCGACTCGGGCAATTCTTGGCCGCTTGCCAGACGCTGGACGACTTCCGAGACGCGGCAAAAGAAAAGGCACGCGGATTACTCGAAGCAGGCGTAAAAGTGCCTGGCTGGCGATTACAGAAGCCGCGTGCATCCGAGTACATCGAGGCCGAGCATGTTGCACGCGCCGTTGAGGAAGGGCTAATTGGAGCCGGTAACGCTATCGCTGCACTCGGCGCACTGAGTCGCAAAAAAGCGGAGACGCTTTGGAGCAACGCCGGGCATCAGTTACCCGAATGGATCGTGCAAAGAAAACTCGGGCAGGCTCCACTTGTTGCAAGTAAATGAGCACGCGAAAACAAATCTGGGAGCTTCGCCGCAAACTCCGCGACGAACGCGCAAAGTTCAAAGAAACATCCGCAAAATTGACAGACGCCCGGCAGATCATTGCTTGGCAAGGCGAATCCGTGCGACTTCTCCGAGAGTCGCTTAACCATCTCGAAAACCACAGCGTTCTTGCGCGTATCTGGGCGCGATTGACAAAATGAGTGTTCAAAATTGCATAGCTATTGATCCCGGTGTGGGTGGCGGAATTGCCTACATCGACACAGACGGCAGTGCGCACGCATTACCAATGCCTAGCACGCTGCACGACATGGACACTCAATTGATGATTCTGTGCACTGCCCACAACACAACATCAGCAGACACGCCTACGGTGTTTCTTGAAGAGTTGCCTAAGTTTGCCGGAAAGATGTCCGGCAGCAGCATGGCTACCATGTTTCGCAACTACGGGCGCATCGAGGGCTTGTTAGCTGCCTACGGTACTCGGATCGAGTACCTCCCGCCCAAGAAGTGGCAGCAGGCTCTTGGACTAGGTGACAAGAAGACGCACGGCAACCGCTGGAAAGCTCATCTCAAAGGCCGTGCTCAGGCGCTATATCCGCAACTCACAGTGACGCTCAAGACCGCCGACGCACTGTTAATTTTAGAGGCGGGAATGAAACTAAAGAACAAATGAACCTGATACCATTCGACCAAACGAAACTAATGGCTGAGGCCATTGCCAAATCTAAACTGTTCGGCATTCAAACCGCAGAGCAGGCACTTGCTCTCGGGCTTCTTTGCCAAGCAGAAGGACGGCACCCCGCCGAGGCCGCCAGGGATTACCACATTATTTCCGGCAAACCTTCGTTAAAATCTGAAGCCATGCTTGCACGATTTCAGCAGGCCGGAGGCCGCGTAGAGTGGCATGAGTACACGCACGATGCAGTCTCGGGCACGTTTACGCATCCCCAGGGCGGGAGTCTGAAAGTATCCTGGACAATCAAAGACGCCGAGCGTGCGGGACTTACCGGTAATCCGACTTGGAAAAAGTTTCCGCGCCAGATGCTTAAAGCTCGCTGCATCAGCGAAGCCGTGCGGGGAATCTTTCCCGGCGTGCTATCTGGCCTTTACGCACCTGAAGAAGTGCAAGAGTTCGCGCCGATCCAGTCACACACCGAACCCGAACCAATCCAAGTCGAGACTGAGCCAGTGCCGCCAATGCTGGAGCGCATTAATCCAATGCAAAGGCTGATGGCAGACAAATCCGTGGCTCAACGTGAAAAAGTCACGGCAGGAGCACTGAAACGGGGCTGGATTAAGGAAGGCGAGAGCTTCCTCGACATCCCGGCAGATATTGCCTCGCAAGCAGTGGCGTTCCCGGAAAGGTTCTTCAGCGCGTTCGGTATCTAATTATCAACCTAAAAACCATGCCATCACTAAAAATCGAATCCACTGACCAACCCGCTCAGATTGAAGCCGGGATCCATCTTGCCCGTATTGAAAACGCTGTCGAAGCAGTCTCGAAAGCAAGCAACGAAATGCTTCAACTAGAGGTTGCCGTTGGGCCGCTCAAGTTCCGTTCTTGGGTTGTCTTTACGGCTAAAAACAGCCGCAACGTGGCTGAATTTGCCACAGCGATCGGTAAACGGGTTGTCGAGGGCAAGACGCTTGTCATTGAGACGGAAGACTGCATTGGCCGAATTGCGAAGGTTGAACTCGGGCCCGGCGAACGCATTAATGACAAGACCGGCAAGCCGTACCTTGAAATCAAGCGATGGATGCCTCCAGCCGCGGCACAGGATGACCTAGAGTCTGACGAAATCCCGTTCTAATGACCGCTTCGGGGGCCGCGCATCCAATTCACGCGGGAACACCAATGAACAAAGCAGAACTGTTAGAAGCGGAACGCATCGCCGCTGAACTGATGACCACGCACGAAGGGCTGGTTAAGTCGGGACAATTTGGGTTACAACCTGACGCAATGGACACTTTTCGATTGGCCCGTGCGATCCACCTTTTTTCCGCAAAAGCCGAGCCAGAAATCTTGTCCGGCATTGCTCGAGCACAACGTGAAATAGAAGCGGCACTCTAAACGATGAGTGCTCAAAAGATCCCGGAGGCCGAACAGGCCGAGCGGGCGGTGCTGGGTTGTCTCTTGTTTGCTCCGCACACGGCTTTTCCGGCCGTCGTCGCGTCTGGGTTAACGTCAGGAGATTTTTACAATCCGACGTTTGCGACAATCTTTGCAGGCATTCAAGCCGCGGCTGATGCTGGCGACAGCATGGATCCAATCGGGCTTGCAAGCCGGTTGGCGCACCAAGGCGTGAGTTATGCGCTGATGTCTGACCTCGCGACCGGGATGCCGAGCCTTGCGCCGCTTCCGAGCTGGTGCGGATTAGTCCAGGATGCAGCTAGGCGCCGCAATCTGTTGGCCCAACTTAGGGACGCCGCGAAAGCCTTGGGTGAGGGGTTGCCGACCGGGGAAATTGTCGCCGGACTTGGCGAGGCCGTAACGGTTGCCAGTGCCGAGCAAACGCTGGGTGCTATAGTACAAACCGGATTTAATGACCTACTAAACTATGATACGGAGTCTGATAAAAACACTCTGATTGGCAATCGGTGGTTATGCAAAGGCGGGTCGTTGCTCATTAATGCTCAGTCTGGCATCGGCAAAAGCTCATTAACGATGCAGCTTGCGATTGGATGGGCATTAGGCAGTGGTGCATTTTCTGATGTCTTGACGTTTGGCATTCAGCCAGTGCGGGCACTAAAAAGCCTGATTTTGCAGGCTGAGAATGACATTGGAGACCAAGCGGAAATCTTGCAATCTGTCGTTTGCAAGTTTGGAAAGAATCACTGCGGGGAAGCTGAAAAGCAGGCGTTAAATAAGCGGTTGGTTTTTTATCGGGATAACGTGCATTCAGGCTCGGAGTTTCTCCGAGTGCTTGAGGCTTTAATTGTGCGGCACCGGCCAGACGTTGCGTGGATTGATCCGTTGATGTGCTACCTCGGCGACGACATCTCAGATCAAAAGGTCGTCACTGAATTCTGCAACGGGCTCAACCGAATCAGCAGCAAGACCGGCGTGCTGTTGGTGCTCATCCATCACCTGCCGAAGCCGCGAGAAGGCACGGCACGCACTGACTCGGACTTGGCTTATGCTGGGTTCGGATCCAGCGCACTGACCAACTGGGCCCGCGAGGTTGTGACTCTTCAGAGAGTGGAAACTGAACTAGGACAACCGCCGACGTGCTCGTTGACTGCAACCAAGCGCAGACTGCGCGCCGGAATGATGAGCTGGGACCGGCAACCGACGGCGAGAATCTTTATCCGCCACAGTCCAAACCCGGAAAAGCACGGGATGATTTGGCAGCTTTGCCCGCAACCAGAACCACCAGAAGAACCCAAAAAACGAAAATGAAACCACGATCAGAGAACCCAAAAGATGAAGGCCCGTTTGCCTGGCAAGCACGAGAAGTTGTCGTGCACGCCGGGCAATTAGGCATCAACGCGTATGCCATTTACTGCGCACTTACCCACTTTCAAAGTGCAGCAGCGACCGAGCACAAAAGACGTTTTTCCGCGTCTTATGAGCAGTTAGCCGAGCACGTAGGATGCTCCCGGGGGACAGTCAAAACGGCACTAGATGCGTTAGAAAAAGCGGGCCTAATCCGCAAGTTTTCGGGCTCAAATGGAAGCTTTCGCGCAACCCGAAATGCCTTTTTTTTGACCTCGATTAGCAGTACACCAGATGAACGCGGCAGTACACCAGATGAACGGCACGTGAGTCCACGTGGTGGACGGCACGTGAGTACACAGTTTGGACGCTTTAATAAGAAAGAGAACAGATTTACAGCGGGGCCTCAAGCCCCCGCGTGTAAATCAGAGAAAGAAGAAACCGAGCCCGCTTGCTCGCGCTTGAGGCGCAGCAGCGGCTCGAGAGAACCGCAAGGCGACGGGCCAGACTACCTGCGCGAGTTCTACGCAAACTTTCACGAAAACGACTAAAGCAAAAGCACTGATCAACCGACTATCTAAAATGATTCCAGACTTGATGGCAGAAATTGAACGACTCCGAACGGAGAACGCAGCACTAGCAACCCGGCCTTGCATTGCGTGCGAAATCATTACTCCCTCACAAATCGAGGCACTGCGGGAACGTGCTGACCTGCTCCAGACCGAATTGCAAAGCGCAATCCTTATGCTTGACCTTATCGACGCTGACAGCGTTTCAGTGCGTTGGGGCACCGTTGCGCAGTTTGTGCGAGACAGACAGGAACTGAACGAAACCTTTAACCACCTAACGCGGGGCCAGAAATAGGCTTTCTGATGCCGTATCTATGCCAACCAATATGACCACACCCAACAACACAACCGAGACCAGAAAAAAGCGCACTAACTTTGAAAAGCGAAAACTTGAAGCGAACCCAAAGCGACTTCAAGTTAACCCCAACGCTTTGCTTACAAGCCACGATGTGGCCGACCAGCTTGAAGTCAGCGAACAAACTGTAAGAATGTGGGCGCGCCTAGGCCACCTTGAAGCTATTCGGTTGGGCCATCGCACGGTGCGGTTCACTCAGGCTGCCGTGGAGAAATTTTTGAAAACTCGCTAAAATGACACTCCCGCCAATTAAAAAACTGCACTACACGGTTAGTGCAGACTTCCTACCGTTTAGGCACTGGAACGTCGAAGCGTACTCGGCCGGGGAAGCGTGCCGGGAAGTGCACGCGCTGACGGGAATTCCGATGGATCAACTGGAGGCTGCAAAATGACCGACCAACAAATTGACGCGGCGATCGCTGGATCATGTGGGTGGACTGAAATTGGCGAGTGCGAAAACGGCGGGTTTCGAGTTCGTGGCTTTCCGCCTGACCGATACGAGGCACACAGGAAACCGATTCCAAATTATTGCGGCGACCTAAACGCGATGCATGAAGCTGAAAAAGTGCTAAGAAACGGCGAGTGGGACACTTACGTTGATTTGCTGGCCGATACGTGGATAGAGGTTGCACATGCCACCGCTAGGCAACGTGCAAAGGCGTTTCTGCGGACGTTGGGAAAATGGGAGGAGGGGAAATGAGCATCACACCCGCAGAACGTATTGAACACGCCTTGGCAATCGAGACGCTCAAGGTCATGCTCAACGAGACGTCCAGGCAACTGAGGACTGCACATAGGCGCATAGAGGCACTGGAAATTCAGATGCGAAGAGAGGGCTGGGAACAAGAGGACCTTGACGCTATCGAGCCAAGTATGGTTCATTAGCGGCAATCCCTATGGGTTCTTTTCCGCGAACGCTGCGGGACCACTGGCGTGTGCCAGACCGGTCGTGCGTGACTAATAGGAGAGACTATTACTTCCTCCAATTGGAGAGCGACACCTGCCAGTGGCTCCATGCCGCTGGGCCTGATTTGGCAAATAAGCTGGTTGGGCAAGTGGTGTGACATCCGGGAGAGACCGGCACGTTTTGACGCTTTGGTGCGCGTCGTAAAAGAGTGGCACCAATGGAGGACGCCACGAACAGTCAGGCGTGACAGTCGGGAGAGACCGGCACCTTTTTCAATGACCGAGCCAGACTATGCCGCAGGTATTGACGACCTGCTTGACCTAGGACTAACGCACGACCAAGCCGAGGACGTGTGGCGCTGGTACGTCAAAGGCTGCCGGGCACATGGGCAGACGTCCGGGGGCGTCGCCATCGTCCGCATCTTGAGTTGGCTATTGGATGCAACAGCACGCAGCAACATGCGGTTAAGGATTGTGGGTATGGCATTCGGTACAGGGCTTGGGCACTTGACTGGCTTTGATGACATGAGCCAGGCAGCGGCATCACTGGGGGTATCACACCAGGCTGTTGAGTACGCGGCGAAGCAGGCCAGCAAGGCTATGCTTGGATGATCTAACAGATGATGCTAGACTAACCGCAAGATTGTGCGATCGTATCGGCAATCGACCCCCGGACGCCTCTGATTTAAGCGCACCAACCGGGGGCTTCTTTTGCCCTAAAAAAGTTGGGCCATGAAGGGGGGTATGTCTTTGGCCCAATTTTGCCCACTCCCCCCACTAGGGAGTCTCCTAGAGTGGCTTTTCGTCGGGGTGAAGGCAGGGACGTCTGCTGCTTTTTTGTGCAATCGGCAAAAAATGCCCTATCTACAGGCAAAAACTGCCATGCGGTTGTATCTTGGACTGTATTTTCTTGCTGTATTATTGATAATACAGGCAAAAAATACCCATGGCATACAGTCACAAAGAGATTGCCGAGCGCTATGGCGTTTCCCGTGGAGCCGTTCAAGGTTGGGAAAAGCGAGGGCTGAATCGCGGCTGGAGTTGGGAAAAGATTGAAGAGTGGCGCGCAGTGCACTCTGCCGGGCGTGTGGTTATACCGCCGCAAAAACCGGCAACGCCAGAACCTGCACTGGCTCAAAAACAGGAAAAGCCGACAGCTGATGTCGTAATTTCACAGGCCGCAGGCTTTCAAGAGACTCGCACGGCAAAACTCAGAAAGGAGATCGAACGCCTCGACCTTATAATCAAACGCGAAAAAGGCGAGCTCGTGCTGGCCGACGAGATGCGAGAAACCGCTACCCGCGTGGTGGCCGTCTGGTGCTCCGAACTTGATGCGTTAGTTGGTGACCTACCGGGACAGTTGGCCGGGCTTACCGAAGCTGAGATACAACCAAAGCTCAGAAGTCGTATTGAGTTGCTGAAGGCTAACGCACGGGAAGGTTTTGCCGCGTTATGAACCCGATTCTGGACGGCTCCCGCACTGGCATCCGGCTCGCATACACCGGTGACCCGCTGGACTGGCTTGAGGCCAACGTGCGCTTTCCGCACAGCTCCCGCTCGACGCACTTTGACCGCGCAACCGCACCATGGTGGAACGCCGTGTTTCATGATTTTGCAGACCCGACTTGCCGACAGACGTTTGTGCAGGCGTGCACGGGCGCCGGCAAGAGCACGGCACTGGAGGCACTGGTGTGCTGGGCAGTGGCTCAACAACCGGGGCCGATGCTGTCGATCACGCAGACCGACGCTACCTCTGCGGAGTGGATGGAAACGCGGCTCAAACCTGTTCTCGCAGCTTGCGAACCGCTGCGGGGACTCATGCCGTCAAACCGGCACCACGTCAAAAAGGACGGAATTTATTTTCCGCACATGCCGCTCATGCTGGGCGGTGCCAACACCTCCAACGCTCAGGAAAAGTCCGTGCAGGTTCTGTTCCTTGACGAGTGCTGGCAATACTCGGATCTGATCACTCAGTTTAAAAAACGCCTTCACGACCGATGGAACGGCTACGCGCTTTTGACCAGCCAGAGTTTCGAGGAACCGCACCAACTCACCGAGGAGTGGCGTTCCGGCGAGGAGTTTCAGTGGTGCCATCGGTGCCCAGGCTGCGAAGAATGGGTAAAACCGGCATGGGTGGACATCAAATACGACGAAGCCAAAAACGAAAACGGCGAATGGAACTGGGGCGCGCTGGTAAAGACCGTCAGGCATGAGTGCCCGCACTGTGGACACATCACTCCTGACACTACCGCAGCCCGCCGGGGGCTCACTCAGCGCAGCGAATGGCGAAGCGAGGGAAATGACCATGTGGAGGGCTACCGTTCCCGGCGCGTTTCGGCTCAAAGCGTCTACTGGATCCGCTGGGCCGACCTTGTGATCCAGTGGTGCCAGGCGTCCGACGCTCGGCACCTTGGGGTGTTGCAGCCCACTAAGGACTTCCGCATGCAACGACTCGCGGAGCCGTGGAAGCAGGAGGAGGAACTCCCGGCACTTGAGCTCGAGGCGTCTGAGTATTTTGTAAACGAATGGCAAGACGGCAGGCCGATGCCAGACGAAGCCGCACGCGTTTTTACCGTGGACTGCCAGCAAGATCATTACTGGGGAATCGTGCGGGTGTGGCTCAAGAACGGGCACAGTCGGTTACTCTGGGCGGGGAAAATCCTAACGGTTGACCAGATCCGCGAAATCCAGACTAGGCTCAAAGTGCCCGACAAGCGCACGTTGCTCGACGCTGGGAACAGTTTCCACGGCAGGATCTACGACATTTGTGCCAAGTTTGGTTGGACTGCACTGGTTGGTCGCGCCGAGGATCATTTCACTGTGCGCGGGCAGGACGGCAAACCCATCCGCCGGTATTACTCTGCCCCCGACAGAGCAGTGGCACCCACAACTAGGGACGCTGCTGGTAAACGGGTGTTCGTGACATTCTTTTATTGGGCGTCGGATCCGATCAAAGACATCCTCGCGAACCTTCGCAACACAGGTTCTCCGGTCTGGGAATTCCCACAAGACGCGCCGCCAGAGTACGTGAGGCACCTCAACTCTGAGCGCAAACGGGCGACAGTGGACAAGAGGACCAAAAAGACCCGGTTGCGGTGGACCGCTACAGGGCGCCCGAATCACATGTGGGACGCCGAAGCTATGAATGTGCTGACGGCTCAGATTCTTGGCATCCTTCCCGACATGATTTCATCCACGCCGGAGGTTGACGAACCGGCACCATCGGAGTAGCGTTAAAGCTCAACCAAAAACCCTTGGCGGGGTTGCGCTGGTTGGGGAAAAATCAGACCCGGCTCCTGAGTGGGGGCCGGGTTTTCCCTTGTCCCGAAGCGTCTGGTTAGATGGCTCCCGACCAAAAGCTCCTCCTACAAGTCTTTTTGACCCGTGACGTGGCTGAGTTGCGCGCCATTATTTCTCAGAAGTTTGATGTCGTGAGCAGCGGCAAAAGCTCGCTTGTCTCCAGCTCGATTGACGGGGCTTCGTTTCAGTTCAACGTGGGCGGCACTTTAAGCCCGCTGGACGTAATGATGCTGGCGCAGATGGCGCTAAACTACAAAGCGGCGGGCATTAATGGCCCAGTGCGCAGGACTCAGGCGTATTTTATATGAGCCTTTTTGATCGACTAAAAAAGCTAGCCGGTTTTGGAACGCCGAAACCGCAAGCCGCCTGGGACGCTTACCGGCGGCAACGCTTGGTGGAAGGCGG